GATATCATCTAAATTAGTTACTCTTATATATTTTACATTCTCAATATCTAAGGGCGCAAGAGTTCCATCAGCAACAGAGCTATGGAAATGTGCTAAAGTAGTTTCTGAGTTAGCTGGACATGTTACAATTCTTTTATAAATATCACTTATACTGTTAACTACAAAAGTGGAGCTTCCACCTTGTTTTTCTCCATTCAAAACAATAGATTCTGATAATTTTACTACTAATTTACTTGCTGTTACTGTACTTGCCATTATTACTCCTTCTTATGTACTGGCTATAAAAACTTCTAAATCAACTGCCTCTGTGTGTGCAGTTGCTGTTATTGCTTCTATGTCTAATTTACTTGCTACTCCACCATTTATGCCCCCTGTGAAATCAGGAGCAGTTAACTGTGAGATATTTGTAGTTGTTACAGTATTCCCAGCAGTCCCAAATATTGCCTGTGTAAAAACAAGTGATTGAGAACCATTTGAGCTAGGAACGGTACCAGATGCGCCTGAAACTTTATTTAATAATGGTGAGTTAGCTGACCCCATTGTATCTCTAAGTTCATTTAATAAAAGAGCTTGCGTACATGTATTCAAGTTCATTGTAACGGCGATACAGGTTCCAGCTGCCAATAAAGATGCAGACGGAGTTGTAGTTCCTAAATCTGATGTTGAAGTTAAAACAGTACCTGATGCGACAGCACCCGTTTCAGATGAATCAGAAAGTATAAATATTCCCACAGTACCATCTGTAGCAATAAACTTAACATATTCACCTTCAGTGAATTGGCCACTTGTAGCATCATCACCATCCGCTATACTTAAACTAGCTGTTGCTGCAACTGCATCTGCAACTGTTAACGCAGACCCATTTGCAAACATTGTGGCATCATGACTCCATAATAAAAATGATTCTCCTGCACCAAGAGTTCTACAAACTTCATCAGCATCTGCACTGGTAATAATAATATCAACTGAATTTGCATTATCTAAATTTGTAATTCTTGCATACTGAATTAAATCAGAATCAAACTGATTTCCGCCAACTATAGAAGCATGCGTAGTGTATAAAGTTATTTCATCTAAAGGACATGTAACTTGCCTTTTAAATACATTTTTCAGACTATTTATTGACTTTGTAGTTGAGCCTCCTTGATTCTTTCCATTAATAACAATAGACTCATTAATAGTCACTGTCATTTTTGCGGCTGTAATCGTGCTTGCCATTTTTTTACTCCTATGTTAATGAATCAGATGTATCATCTGAGTCATCTTTTAATAATTTATGTGGGTCTGCTAATTTAGGAATCATTACATATCTATCATCTGTATCTAAAATCTCAACTCTAAATACATCAATTACAGAGTCATCTAAATCATACCATCGTTGCTTTTCATTTAAATTCTGCTTCTTTTGAGTGCTGTAATGTTGCACTTTAGAAGACATATCCATTAAAGCATCATTAATTAATTGTATCATATATTTTTCTGGTTGCCTTCCCATTAAATATTCTACTTGTTGTATTAAATTTTTAACTGTCATATTTATTTACCATATTCTAACATTTGATTTAATAAAGCTTGTTGATTTTGGCCACCTCCAGCATCTTCCACTTTACCTACTTTCGCTCCCAATAAAGTTAAAGCCTGATTATAGTCAGCTTTTAAAGTTTTAATCATTGGAATATATAATTCTGTATCTTCTTCTTCAGCTAACAAAGCTTGAGCAGAACGTATTGCTGCATATAATACTACTATGTGCTCTAAATCATTTGGAAATCCATTTATTTCAGATTCACCAGATGCTACGCTTGTTAAAGGAATATAAACAACTTCAGCTGGTTGAGCATCAGTTGGAGTTGGAATAACATTTAAGATTCCACCTGATATATAATATACAGGGTCAGTATCTGAAGTAAACATTAAATCTTCTGGGTCCTGAACTCTAGAAACTAAAGAAATAGGAATCAATCTACAAGTTTGCTTAGTTGCCTCACTATCTCCTCTTGAAACACTTACAATTCTACCTCTACCATGTCCACCTGAATCATTTAACGTAAATGTAACTCCATCAGTAGCATTCAATGGATGTACTGTTAATATATCAAACAATCTATCTTGAGGAAGAACATTAACTACCTGTCTAACACCATCAGTTAAAAATTGACTCATAGCCGCAGTATCTTCATATATTGTTCCAACTAAGTCTACTATTTGTTCTTGAAATGTAGCCACTATCTATTATTCCTATCTTTAATATCCTGGTCCATAGTAGTTTGACTAAATTCTACTTTAGTCTGGCCGCTCCATGTCTTACGCATATTAATATGATTACTAATATCACTATTTGCAAAATCAAACTTCTTGGGCTTCACAGGAACAAGCTCACCTTTTTCATTTCTTTCCCAACGTATTCTAGCCATTATTTACCTTTTTTACTCTTTTTCTTAGATTTTTTCTTAGATTTTTTAATTGCTTTTTTTATTTTCTCCCAATCATCTGCACTATGTGCCATTTTTGCCATTCGTCTTTGGACTCCAGCTTTTGTATTTTTAGGGTCATATTGTGTATCTGATAAATCTAATGGGTCAAGACCCTCACCTATATCCATTCCTTCTGGGTATTTTACTTTTCCACCTTCCTTATACATAGGTCTTTCCATACCTATTTTACTAAAACCTGTCATTCCACCACCAGCATACATTTTTTCTACTCTACCTCCACCATCATACATTCCACCTGGAGCATAATCAACATCTAAATTTGGATTAACTTTTTTCATATCTTCAGCTTGCTCCATACCTTCATCTGTATAAGGCAAATTTGCTACTACATTTCCTTCACTATCTTTTACTTCTGGCATCACTTGCCTCCCTTTTTACGTTTTCTGGCATCATATGTTGGATATATATATCCCCCATGTTTATATTGACCAGTCCTATTAATCTCTTCTAATACTGGTAACGTTTCATCGTTCACCGAATCTTTTTTTATTATATACTCACCACCTTCAACTTCAATTGGAATACCGCCATTCTCATGTGAAGGTCCTCGTAATTTACCACCTTCTTGCATAGATTCTAAATGTTTATCTATTCTTTTAGATTGGCCTAAATGCATCTTAGACGCATTTTTCAATTCACCAACTATAATCTTTAAATCTTTCTTAGAACCTTTCACAGCACCACCTTTGACATGTTTCTTTTTTTTAGGCATACTATCCTAAATATTCAATATGAAATATTAAAACTATATCACCATCTGCAACATAATCTTGTCCATCTGTAGCTATTCCTGCAACATATACACTAGTTGAACCTGGGGCTGCTTGTAAAAGCATAGGACTAAAAGTTGATACTGCGCTATTACCTGTATAAGCAATAGTAGAATACAATCCACAATCACCTAAGTCTTGTGTATTATCACTACCATTTAAAACACATCCACTGATAATATTAGCTGCTACTGCATCAGAATCAGATAGACCTAAAGCAGCACCTGCAGTTCCTAAATTTTGTTGATTTTCCATAAAAACTAAACCAACATCTTCTACAGCAGCATCATGTAATGAAAGCATTGATATTCCTACGATTCTTGAAACACCCCCTCTATAAGATACAGCATTTGGTATTTCTATTGCATCAAACAAAGTCTCGCCTGCACTATATGCAGCCGCTAATATAGTAGGTGTTACTCTTATTATATTTCCACCTGGGTAATTTCCCATTTCTTTCTCCTGTTTATTATTATAAAAATTCTTAGTAGGTTCGCAGGGTACCTTTTATTGATACCCCGCACAGTCCTACAAAACTGTTAAACCTTATTTATTCGGTTTTAAGTAACTACTCAGCTACGTGCTCGCCAGTTCCAGCTGCTAAACCACTAACGATATCAGTCACAAGCCACGCTGTTGCAACTGTTGAAGAAATCATTGTAATTTTAAATGATGCTCCAACTACTGCAGATGCAGTGAAATTAAATCCATCCGAAGATGCATTTTTTGTGAATGTACCATCGCCATCAGGCTCATTGTTAATGATTTTATCAGCTGACGCAGCAGTATCAACACTAAATATTTGTCCTGCTGTAGCTAGCATTGTAAACCTATACCAACATCCAACATTAGCATCGCTTACTTCTGGAAGCGTAATAAGTTGCGTTCCTGAAGTTAATGCAGGGACTATAAAGTGAGTTCCTGAGTCAGAACCAGTTAAAGCTGGTCTTATAGCTCCAGCTCCACCTTGGTCTGTTAGTAATACTATCTTATCTTTATACTTTAGAGGCATTATCTCGCCAGTATCCATACTAGATGCATCACCAAAGTTATTACTATTTACATTTAATATATCACTTCTCATTTTACACACCCTCCAAATTAATCAACGCATGTGTTTCAGGAAGAGATACTTCAAGACCTGCTTCTGTAAGAATCATATCTTTTCGTAAATCTTCATCAGCCTGTTGCACATTAGTTGTGATTGAAGTGTCTCTATTAACACCGTTACCAACAAGAGGTCTGTAAGATACGTGGTCTAAGTCAACCATTTGCATAAATCCTGCTGAAAAACCTCTAAATAAAGGTTCTTTAACAAGAGATATATCACCATGAATAGTTTGCACTTTAGTAACTTGATGACCAAATGTACCTTGACTTGCTGAGAAATTATACGAATTTCTTGATGCACCTGTGTTTACAGCTGTAGTAGTTCCATCTAACATTGAACCACCAACAAATCCACCAACACCAACTTTATTAAAGTGTGATATTACTGGTAATGATGCTAATGCTAATTTAGAAGAACCTCCGCCCCTTGCAGGGTCAAAAATCACTTCAAAATCAGACAGTAAATCATCATATGTCCATTGAGCTGCTGTATTTGATTTGTAATAAGGAACACCTTCATTATAAGATAATGCATTACCATCAGACTCAACATTGCCATATCCTTCAGCAATTGTACTTCCAACGATACCATCTGTATACTGAATACCTCCAGCACTACCTCTTTGTCCAAAAAGCATTGCTCTTTCAATATCAACTTTATGTTCTCTTAATTTAAGATTCCATATTCGCTGCCATTCATCAGCATAACCTCTATAGACAGTTGCTCTAGCTGTATTAGACATTTCACAAGCTGTTTTAAAGATTTGTGTAAAACCATAATCATTATCTAGCTCTTGAGACCATACATCTGGAGCTCCTGAACCTTGCTCAAAAGATGTACCAATTACAGTACATTTTGAATTATCAGCAACTGCAAGAGTACCTGTAGTACCAGTATGAGATATTACAGTAACATTACAAGTTGTTTGTGTTGTACTAGATGAGTTATCTACACTATTTATTCTTACATTTGCTGTTGTTGGAACACTGTTGCCATCTACATCTCCAATAGCAACAACCATACCTGGAATAAGCCAATCAACACCATCTCCTCCTGCAGTATCAAAAACCAAAACATCATCACTACCTTCAGCAACTAATGTTAAACTAGAATCCTTAATAAGGAAACTTCTATCTGTAATTGATATCTTTGTTCTGTCTTCTAAGAAACGGAACTGAGAATCTGATGTTGGCACTTTTCCTACTTTTGACAAATATACAAAAAACGGTGATTCGTCTGGAGCTAAATCTGCGACCCTATCACTAAAGTCATACAGTCTTCTTGATGGTATTGTACTATCAATCACTGCCCCAGGAGTACCGAATTTTACTTGTCCACCATTATAAGTAGCCATTTTTTTCTCCTAAGTTATTTTATTATTTACAATACATTCGTACGGCTTCCAGCAGCTATAATACCATCCCACATTGCATCTTCATCCGATTTAGGAGCTTGTGGCTGTTGACCTTGCAACACCCCACCCTGTGCAGGGTTCCCCTGTGTCTGACGAACATCGTCAAGTGGACTTTGTACTTGATTGCTGGGTTCAGAACCAGCTACAGCTCTCCACATTTTAATAGCACCATCAACACCATACTCTGCAGGATTATTTGCAGCAAATTGCATAAAAGAGTCTACTTCTGCGGGATTTAACCCTCTTTGCTGTAGTTCGGTCTTTAATTGCATCTCACCTTGATTTCTCTCTAATCCTTGCATTTGTTGGTTAACGGCACCATTAATTGAGTCCTGTAACTCTTGTTGTCTGAACTTGTACGATTTAGACTGTGGGTCATTGTAGGCTTCCCATGGGTCAAATTCATCCTTCTCCATTACGACTTTTTGAGGACCTGCTGGTTGACCACCACCTTGCACCATGCCTACTACAGCCTGTGCAATATCTGGTCGTGATTCCAATAATTGTCCTATCTTAGCGTATTTTTGTAAGTTTGAGTTTTCCGCTGCGAGTTTATCCTTTTCACTCTGGAAGTATTTTGCTTGGTCTTCCCAGTTCCCAGAACTCTCTTGCGTATTGTCCACTGTGTCTTGCCCTACATCATGAGTGGATTCACCCTCTGGATGTCCACCTTCATATGCGTCTGTCATTATTTAGCTCCTTCCTGCGATTTCTCTTTTGCCTTTTGAGTTTCACTACGAGTATCCATTCGTAATTTCTCAGCTTCGAGTTTGACCGCATCTGTTAATCTGCCTACTTGCAGTTTACTTTTTGCTTTGCTATCTAATTCTTGTTCTTTAAGTCTTGTTTTAAATTTCTCTACCTCAGTACGTTTTCTGGATGATATAGACTCTCTATGAGCAGTTTGTAAATCACCACCAACACGTTTAAGTTGTTCTTGCGCCTGTTGTAACATACCCTGTAATTTAGAAACTTCGTCAGTTCTTTGCAAGACTCCTTCTTTATCAAAGATTTCAGTCTTTTTAAGAGCTTCAACTCTATCAATAAGACCTGCCTGGTATGCTTCCATATATATTTGCCATTCACCCCATTTATTAGATGGCAAAGTAGAGCTTCCTATAATTTTTATATCAAACTGCCCAACGCCAATATCATTCTCAATTGTCATTAACTCATTTGTTTTATCATCATACAATCGTTTATTTATAGTATATTCATTAATATCATTATTTGGCTGAACATC